TAGAAGCTGTCGATAAAGTACCTGTACCTGCATCGTTACTAATTAATATACTTTGTGAAAAGTTTGTAATATTAGAAGATATACCTACACCATTGATCGTGCCTGTAACATCTACGCCACTACTTGTTGTAGCAAACTTAACAGCATCATCATAATATAATCCAACCGCACCATTATCTAAAAAATATGCTTTGGTTTCTGTGTCTGCACCGTTTTTAATATATAAATCATTAGATGCTATTCTAAGATCTCCAGTACCGCCATCTTTAATATAGCTATTACTACCATCGTGATAAATCTCTAAATCATCGCCAGTTCCAAAGATAGCTTTTGCATTATCATCAAAGTTTGCTGAAGCAAATTTAACATTGACTGCTGTACCACCAGCTGCAAAGATTGCATCAAGTGTATCGAGGTCAGCGTTTAGCTTTGTTCCCCAGGTATCGGTTGATGCTCCTACCTCTGGTTTAGTTAAGTTTAAATTCGTTGTAAATGTATCTGCCATAATTAATTCCTATTTATGCTGCTATGTCAGTCCAATCTGTACTTGTTGCGGACTGATCTGTCCAAGTTGTTGTAGCGGGTGTTTGTTCTGTATAGTCAGTTGTTGCTACAGTCTGGTCTACCCATTTTAAACCACCTATCGCAGAAAAACCACTTGTTTGTGCAATAGTAGATTCACCAGTAATTTTAAGACCGCCAAGTCCAGTCATGCCACTTTCTTGTGCAATAGTGGCAGCTCCGTTTAACACCATCTCTGGTGTAGCTGTCATTGCTGATGTTTGGTCAATAGATGCCTGACCTAAAGCTATACGCACACCAGCTGCGGTAAAGCCTGTTGTTTGGTTTATTGAGGCAACGCCATCAAGAACTATTGTTCCTGTTGCGCTAACACCAGATGTTTGATTTATAGATGCTGTACCAAGTTTTACAACTTCTGCTGTCCCTGTAAATCCAGAGGTTTGTGCAATAGTTGCTTCACCTTTATCAATCTGCCTTCCCGTAGCTGTAAAGCCAGATGTTTGATCTATAGATGCAGAGCCTAGTTTAATAACCTCTGCGGTTGCAGTTACACCGCTTGTTTGAGCAATCGTAGCTGATCCTACTAATATTAAAGTACCAGCAGATGTAAATGCGGAAGTTTGGTCTATGGATGCAACTGCCTTTAGTGTAAGGCCACCAGTTGCACTAAAACCAGATGTTTGAGCTATGGTTGCGGCTGCAAACTCATATTCGGGAGTGCCATAATCAGCCTTCCCGTAATTATATTGACCATAGCCGATAGAGGCCATGTTGTTACGCTAGGGTAATATCTAAATCGCCAGCATCAAATCTAAATACATCTCCACTTGCAACAGTTTTAGATGCAGTTAGTGCTGCCCAACCTAATAGATTACCACTAGATGCAGCATCAAATACTCCACAATGCGTTACAGTTCCCCATGCACCAGTAGCAGTTACAAATTCAACTGCTGCTCCATTGGTTGCTGTTGTTGGTGAAGTTCCACTTACTGTCATGTCAGGCATACTCTTACGAGCATAAGAGCCACCAGAACATTCAGTACCGCCACCTGTATCAGATGGTGCTGCTGTAAATAATCCAACATATAAAGTTGATGGTGCAGTATAAGCAGTACCACCAAACACATGAATTAATACTTTGTTTTCTAAATAATCTGTAAATCCAGCCATTCTATTCTCCTATATTAATTACCGTAGTAATAATTTCTTTTTTGTTTTTTTCCGTAGGTTCTTCTTCTCATCATTAAAGATCCTTTACCAAATGCAGATTTTTCTTGTTCTAATCGCATTTCTTCCAACGCCTTTTCAAATTGTTGAGTAAACATTGGTATTCTTTCATCTTCCATTAAATAAATAGAAGCGTGTTTTAATGCACCATATAAATACACATCTGGGTGCGATGCAGATACAAAGTTACTTGTATTTGAATCACTCAATGCAGATATTTTAGCATAGTAAGTAAGTTGTAGGGTATAAGAACTATCAGGAGTTGGTGCTAATTCTATTGAGTCATCTACCATTGCATAATAAACGGGTTGACCAGATGAATTATTGTTTGCTTTTCTATAGACATCCATTGATTCTATAGATTGTTGGAATAAAGGGCTGAAGTTGTTTGCTGTAATTTCTACATTAATTGCCTCTAACCAATCTGTTGGAACTGTTAAATATTGTGAGTCAGCAGTAGCAGTTGCTCTTTTAATCATGTCTTTAGTTCTTAACCTTCTGTTAAGTTCTGCTTCTGTGTTGTCTATAAATGTATCAATATCAGATGTTAAATCTGATCTATTTAGATAATTTGCTATTGCTGTCTTTAATTCTGAATATGTCATACTTTGCCCTGCCAGGTTCTAAATACTTTATTGTCTGGATTGTTGAGCCACTTTTTCCATTTTGCTGAATCTGTAGACCAACCTTCTCTTAATGCTTTTTGCCAAATTACCATCGGTACTTCAGCTATATGTCGCATATCTTTTCCAGGCTTTAATGTATTGTCCCTTAGTTTCTTAACATGGTCAATAACAGGAGCGACATTCTGGGTGGTGTGATAAACAAACTTGTTATCTTCAGTTACAAATTCTGACTTGTAACCAGTTTTATGATCGGTGATTGTGCGCTTTGTTGTCATTTAAAAAGGGGTGAGTTAAACCCACCCCAAGATAATCTAACTTATGTTGTTGTTAAATCAGCTACGAGTCCATGAGCAGCTTCGTTGCTCACCTCTAAACCGTATTCAACTACTAACATTTTAGTTTGAGCATCACCTATTGTTGAGATGTCAACTGTTTTGAAATCTCTTAGGTAAGACACTTTTGCAAAGTCAGGATCCACTAATAATAGTGTTCTTTCTCTACTAAAGTTAGAAGGTACTATTTTAAGCTCACCAAAATCTGATGCGTAAATAGAAACAGAAGCCTCTACTGTGTTTGCATCAACTATTTGTCTAGCTGAACTTCTACCTGTGAAAGCAGATATTTTCTGCTTGTTTACAGGGCCGCAAATTGCCATTGAAGGCTCGCCACCATTTGTGAAGCAGAGTTCCAATACATCTTTGAGTAGAGTTTCAGTTAAAGCTCTTTGAGTTCCATCTGTTGGAGCTGTACCGCCACCAGTAGGTGCGCCTGCTGCTGCTTTGCTATAATTGGATTTTATCCAAGATTCAAAACCACCAGTTTTTCTAGCTGTTGTTGCGTTACCAGTTGTCTTACCACCATTTTGACAAAGAGCTGTTTCCATATCTCTTTTTAGTGCTTTAGACATAATAGCAAGTTGATGAGCCATTTCTGACTTTTTGCCTGCTGGATCACTAGCTTGTTGAGAGCCAGTTACGGTTGCATCTCTTGATGAGATCATTGCTACATTACTAACTCTTGTAGTAGCAGTTGATGCAGCTCTTGAAAGTTCAAAACCTTCTAACTGACCAGTTCCGCTTGGAGTTGGTAATGTTTCTGTTTGCCAATCAAAAACTACATTCTTGATTGAGTTTTTTCCGATTGATGACATAAACGGAGTTTGCTGAGGAGAAATGTTATAAATAACATCACTAAGTTGTTCTCTATCAGAAGTCGCTGTATATGTATCAAAAGCGTTAGTTACTTTAGCCATATTTTTTCCTTATAAAAAAAGTTTATATTATTTGTTCAAAAAGTTTAGCTGCATCTTGCACTTTGCCAGTTTTAGCTAATCTTTGTTTTGCTTTTTTCACAGGAGTTGTAGATTTTGGAACATTTGAAGTGCCAGGTCTTGCGGTACGAGCTGCCGCTTTCTTTTCAGTTGGTTTTACTTTAGTCGCTTGTTGTGTTTTGTGTTGTAACCATGCATTTCTTAAACCAAGTAATACTCGGTAGTCATAAACGCTGTCCATTTCTTGTGGTGTGTACCCAAGAACACTAACACCGTAATCCCGAATTGACATCTTTTCTTTTGCTGCCACTTCGTTGTCTTGCCATTCTGGAATTTGGTCAAGCAGTTGTTGATTGCCATATTCAACAAATTGTTGAAGTTTCTTTTGCTGCTCCACTTGTGATTCTTGTTGAACCCTTTGTGCTTCAGCTTGTACGGCTTGCAACTTTTGCTTTTTCTCATTCCAAACATCCTTTTCACGGACATAAGCAATAGGATCTGCTTCGTAAAGTGCGTTCCAATCTGGCTCGTTTTCTAACTCGCCCTTCAAAGTCGCTTCCATTCTAGGTAACAACTGTGAATAAATTGCATCTTTTTGAGAAACCTCTTGTTGTTGAGCCTCTATAGCTTTTCGCTGTTGAGCTAACTCTTGAGTTTTTCTCGTATAATCTCTTTGGCGACTGTACCCGTTTTGGAGTTCTTCAAGCGTAACCTGTGTATCTTCGCCATCTACTTTAATTGTATATAGCTGTGGTTGCTCGGACTCCTCTTCTTCGACTTGATCTTCTTGGAGTTCTTCTTCATCTTCTTCAACTTCATCTTCGACTTGGTTATCTTCAACGGATTCATCTTCAATGATTTCTTCCTGGACTTCCTCTTCGTTGACTACATCTTCTGATGTTTGTTCTGTTTCGTTTTCTGGTTGTTCCTCTGGAGTCAAAAAACTTTCAAAAGACTGTTCAGCCTCTTGCATATCTGTTTGTAAACCAGTCGGCTTTGCGTTATTGGTCATTATTCATTCCTTAAAAATGTAAAGTAATATTTTACTACATTACTTGTAGTTTACACAACCTTATGTAATCTGCCTAATTGTGATTTTGTAATCTTACCCTTCTCTACAATAATCCGTAGATGTTTTTCAACTTCGGGCAACAGCTTAATAGCTTTGTGTAAATTTTCTCTAGTATCTATATCATCTCCTTCTGAAGATAACCATAGATTTGTGTACTCATCTTTAAGTATTTGTATTGCGTTTTTAAATGTTTCAGAGTTTAAAATTAACTCTGCTTCGTTTGAGTGTAGTATCTCTTCTTGTGATGCCATTACCTTAATAAACCACGCATTGGTTGTGCAATGCTAAATCTCGATCCACCTGGAATCTTTGGTTGTTCAATACTAAAGTCTGATCCGTTTGGAATCATTGGTTGGTTTAAAAAAGGATCAATATTATTAAATGTATTTATATCTTCTATAAATCTTGGTTCTTCAAAAACTGGTAAATTATCATCCATT